ACCGGATGGCCGCGATTTTTTTGGAGACCCCTTCATCTCGCTCCACGTGTCCCAACCCTATTCACGTGGACCACATGTCGTCCAATCAAAAGTCGTTTGTCGAGCTTCTTTAATTTAAACTTGGTCACAAAGTTCAATAAGGATATATACGTTGGACGACTGTCGATATTTTCGTCTTTAATTCGAAATGCCTAAGCGGGATGCCCCATGGCGTAACATGGCGGGGACCTCAAAGGTTACCCGTTCGAGTAATTATTCTCCTCGTGGTGGTCCTAAATTCAACAAGGCCGATGCCTGGGTTAACAGGCCCATGTACAGGAAGCCCAGGATATACCGCACATTGAGAGGTCCCGATGTCCCTAGAGGGTGTGAAGGTCCTTGTAAGGTACAATCTTATGAGCAGCGACATGATGTGTCTCATGTCGGTAAGGTAATGTGCATATCTGATATTACCCGTGGCAACGGTATAACCCACCGCGTTGGTAAACGTTTTTGTGTTAAGTCTGTATACATTTTAGGGAAGATATGGATGGACGAAAATATCAAGTTGAAGAACCATACGAACAGTGTCATGTTTTGGTTAGTCAGAGACCGTAGACCATATGGGACTCCTATGGATTTTGGACAAGTATTCAATATGTTCGACAATGAACCCAGTACTGCGACTGTTAAGAACGATTTACGTGATCGTTTTCAAGTGATGCACAAGTTTTATGGGAAAGTTACAGGTGGTCAATATGCTAGCAACGAGCAAGCGTTGGTTAAACGTTTTTGGAAGGTCAATAATTATGTTGTGTATAACCATCAAGAAGCAGGGAAATACGAGAATCACACTGAGAATGCATTATTGTTGTATATGGCATGTACACATGCATCTAACCCTGTGTATGCTACCTTGAAAATTCGGATCTATTTTTATGATTCGATAACAAATTAATAATATTTGAATTTTATTTCATGATTTTCTAATACAGCATTTACATAACGTTTATCTGTTGCGAAACGAACAGCTCTTACAACATTATTAATACCAACAAGTCCTATTCTATCTAAATACAACATAACCAAATACTTAAATCTGTTCAAATAAGTCGTTCCGGAAGCTTGAACTGACGTCGTCCAGATTTGGAAATTCAGGAAAGCTTTGTGTAGATTCAGTGCTTTCCTTATGTTGTAATTGAACCGGATTTGGATGTGGTAAATTCTCGTCCTTGTGTATATTGGATCCTCTATCCTGTATATCTTGAAATAGAGGGGATTTGGAACTTCCCAGATAAAAACGGAATTCTCTGCTTGAGTTACAGTGATGAATTCCCCTGTGCGTGAATCCATTATCCGCGCAATTGATGTGTATAAATATGGAACAGCCGCAGTTCAGGTCTATTCTTCGTCTACGAACTGCTTTTTTCTTAGCAATCCTGTGTTGTGCTTTGATAGAGGGGGGTGTTGAGGAAGATGAATTTAGCATTCTGTAATGTCCAATGCTTTAGTGATGCGTTTTCCTCTTTGTCGAGGTAATCTTTATAACTGGCCCCCTCTCCTGGATTGCACAACACGATTGACGGTATCCCGCCTTTAATTTGAACTGGCTTTCCATATTTGCAGTTTGATTGCCAGTTTTTTTGGGCCCCAATCAATTCTTTCCAGTGCTTTAGCTTTAGGTAATGCGGACTGATGTCATCAATGACGTTATAGACAGCCTCGTTAGAGTACACTGAAGAATTGAAATCAAGGTGTCCACTGAGGTAATTATGAACGCCTAATGCACGAGCCCACATGGTTTTTCCGGTGCGTGAGTCACCTTCAACTATGATACTAATCGGTCTATCTGCCCGCGCAGCGGCATCTTTTCCGAAATAATCATGAACCCATTGCTGCATCTCATCTGGAACCGACGTGAAGGAAGAGAGTTGAAACGGAGGAACCCATGGTTCTGGAGCCTTTTGAAATAAGCGCTCGATGTTAGTCCTCACGTTGTGGTAGTTGACGATGAATGTCTTTGGATCTCCGACTCTGATAATGTCGAGCGCTTCTTTTACACTACCCGCATTTATTGCGTTATGGTAGACGTCGTCTTTGTTCGATTTTGTTGCCCCAGACACTTTGTACTGCCCGGATTCACAATAATCACCCTCTTTGGTGATGTAATTCTTGACTGCATTTGAATCTTTGGCTGCTTGAATGTTTGGGTGAAAACGGGTAGACCTTCTGGGGTGAGTGATGTCGAAAAATCTAGCATCCTTGATGCTGGGCTTACCGGATAGTTGAATGAGACAGTGGAGATGTGGGAATCCATCTGCATGTTCCTCTCTGGAAACTCGTATGTATGTCGGTTTGACGACTGACCACGAGAGACTCTGAAGCATCTGAAGAGCATCATCTTTGTTTATGTCACACTGAGGATATGTTAAGAATATGTTTCTAGCTTGTATACGAAAAGCAGAAGGTTTCGGTGGCATACTTGTAAATATGAGAGGGTCTCCACCCGGAGTCCTCACTAAAACCTATTGTTTGTGGAGATTTGGAGACCCATATATATGAATACGTTCTACAACCCTCTTAGGGTCTCCAAGGGGCAATTTCGGCCATCCGCAATAATATT